GTGGAGTACGTGTTCACCCGGAGTCGCACCCATCCAAAACCGATGTTCATTCTCCCATTTGTTTGGTTCGGCAATCTTAATGCGTACATAGTAAAGGCCATCTCTTGCTTTATGAAGGCGCTTGCTTCCAACTGGGTATGTCACTCTATTTGCTTGCAGCGTCTTTCGCTTGGACTCCAAGATGGCGGGGTCAAGTGTTTTACGAGTACAGTCAGGGCAGCGCGGCGCATAATGGTATGCATTGCGGTCAGCCCGCTTTTTGCCCATAATGGCAGTACCGCAAAATGGGCATGGCTTTGTAAAAAGTCGTTTCATAGAACTAGTGTATACCAAGCATATTAGGAACGCAAGTGCCTTCTGTCTCTTCTAAGCAGCACAACTTCATGGCTGCAATCGCTAACAGCCCATCTTTTGCAAAAAAGGCTGGGGTTCCACAGAGCGTTGGCTCTGAATTTGTTAAGGCCGACAAGGGCCGTAAATTTGCAAAAGGTGATGGCATGAAGAAGATTCCTCCATTCATGGGTAAGGAAACCAAACGCGAAGAAGCCAAAGAGATGGCTGTCAAGGCTAAATCCAAGGCCAAGTATGCTATGGGCGAAGCGGCTGAAGGCATCCACGGCAAGTCCGGCATGAAGAAGCCCAGCAAGTATGCGCAAGGTGGTTTTACCAAAGCCGCCGATGGTATTGCTCAGAAGGGCAAGACCAAGGCTCAATGCTTTGCAAAAGGGGGTTTCACCAAGGCTGCTGATGGTTGTGTAACTCACGGGCGTACCAAAGCCCAACAGTTTGATGGTGGCGGCGTAGTTGACCCCAATTTTACGGCGGGTCCACCTCCCGGTCGGTTGTATCAAAGTATGCCTGTCGGTAGGCCCGTACCGATGGCTCCTGCACCCATGCGTGACCCTCGCGCAGAAAGAAGGGCGGCTCGGCAAGCCCGAATCGGCAATCGACCACCTATGGTTGCGGCTCCTCGCCCATCGGCTCCCACCGACAATACCGCTGCTATCCGGGCGCTGTATGCCGGCAATCAAACGGACACCCGCTTTAATCCAAATGGCCCAGATGCTGCGGCCATGAAGTATTGGGATGACAAAATCAAGCAGAGTGGATTGGCTGCTGTTCAGGGTGGTATGTTCAACAAAGAAGTCAAGGATTATGAAGATGCTGACTTCGCCCGTCGTACCGCTGCAATGCGGGGCGGATTGAAAAAAGGCGGCGAAGTGAGCCCTAAAGCATATGCCACAGGTGGTCAGGTCAAAGACACCAAGAAAGTGGCGCCCCCGCCTCCTCCGAAGCCAAAGCCAGACAGCGAGATTCCTTCTGAAGCCCGTGAAATCATGCGGCAGCGTGAAAAGGATCGTGCTTTTGACAAGGGTGAAGAAGAGCGCAAGAAAAGCATGGGCAGTGTTTTTGCCAAAGGCGGCTGTGTCAAGATGGCTCGTGGCGGCGGCTGTGAAGTTCGCGGCAAGACCAAAGGGCGGTATATCTAATGGTTAAAGCCAAGCGGTTCATGGATGGGGGAGCAATCCCCAACACGTATCCATTTGCAAACCAGAATATCCCGGCCCCGGCAGATTCGGTGCAGGTTGGTGTAAAGCCTGAGCCGCTGAGTAATGTGATCGCGGTTCCAAACACTGGCCCGACCCCCACCTTCAAACAGGGCGGGGTAGTCAAGTCTTCCGCTTCCAAGCGGGGTGATGGTTGTGCTAATAAGGGCAAGACTAAAGGCAGGATGGTTTAATCATGCGGCCCTCTCGCGGTATGGGCGCTATCGCTCCGTCCAAGATGCCAAAGGCAAAAAAGATTGTTCGCAAGGACAATCCCAATGTCGTGACTGAATACAAGGAGGGCGGTAATGTTGGTCTATATGCGAACATTCATGCGAAACGTAAGCGTATCGCTAAAGGCTCTGGTGAGAAAATGCGGCCTGTTGGTAAGCCGGGTGCGCCAACGGCTCAAGCGTTCAAGCAATCAGCATTGACAGCTAAAGGCAAGCCATGACCACTTCCGGCACCACGGTTTTTAACCTCGATCTCACAGAATTGGTTGAGGAGGCATTCGAACGCTGTGGTGCAGAACTCCGTACTGGTTATGACCTCAAGACTGCTCGCCGCAGCCTTAATCTGCTGTTTGCTGATTGGGCTAATCGCGGGATTAATATGTGGACTATTGAGCAAGGCTCTATTCCACTGGTACAGGGTACTGCGACATACAACCTCCCGTCTGATACGGTCGATCTTCTAGAGCACGTTATCCGTACGGGGGCTGGTAACGTTTCCACACAAGCGGACTTGACGATCACGCGCATCTCAGTATCCACGTACTCCTCGATACCCAACAAGCTGACTCAGGCTAGGCCGATTCAGGTTTACATCAACCGTCAGGCACCAACTCCCACGGTCACGGTCTGGCCGATCCCGGATGGATCGCAGTCATACACATTCATCTATTGGCGTCTGCGCCGGATTCAGGATGCTGGTGATGGCTCTAACACAATGGATGTGCCGTTCCGCTTTATCCCCTGCATGGTGGCTGGTTTGGCGTACTACCTTGCCATGAAGCTGCCGGATGGCATGAACAGGCTGGACGTTCTGAAGGCTCAGTATGACGAGGCTTGGGATTTTGCTTCAACGGAAGATCGTGAGAAGGCAGCAATACGTTTCGTCCCACGCCAGCAATTCATTAGCTAATCATGGCAAATAGGTTTACCGCTGGCAAAAGGGCTATTAGCGAGTGCGACATCTGTGGCTTTAGATTTAAGCTGAAAGACCTCAAAAATCTAGTTGTAAAAACAAAACAAGTTGCGATTAAGGCTTGCAATGAATGTTGGAATCCAGACCAGCCTCAACTTCAGTTGGGCATGTACCCGGTTTCTGATCCACAGGCTGTACGTGATCCTCGCCCTGACTTCGCTGGTTACATTGAAAACAGAGATATTCAGTGGGGCTGGGCTCCGGTTGGGGGTTCCAGAGAGTTTGATGCTGCACTGACTCCAAATACCTTGGTGGCGGTGGGTTACGTTGGTATAGTTCAAGTAATTGTTTAGGAGTAAACATGAAGAAGATGACCCCTCAAGCCGCCGTTGGCAAGCATGAGAAAAATATGCATCCCGGCAAAAAGCCGACTACCTTCAAAAAAGGCGGCCCGACGACGGACGACCGCATGAAGTACGGCAAGCAGATGTCTCGCGCAATGAACCAAAAGACGGGCTGAATCATGGCAAACTTTAGCAAAAAAATGGGTGGCAAAGAAGTTGGCGATGCCAAGGTCTACGCAAAGCCACACACGATGTCCGGCAAAGCGCTTGATTGCTGCGACTATGGCGTGAAGCCAAAGATGCCTACTCGTGAAAACTGGGTGCCTTTGGCTGGGGTTGCTATTGGCAACAACAACGAAGTCAAGACCACAGGCATCAAGATGCGTGGCACTGGCGCAGCAATAAAGGGCGTGATGTCCCGTGGCCCAATGGCGTAAGATATGAGATACGGTAGCGTTTACCTACTGACAAACCAGATCACTGGTGAGCAGTATGTTGGGCAGACGATTAAGTCTGTTGCACGACGATGGTACGCGCATTGCATATCTGCAAAAAAACCACGATTCCCTATTGGGTTGAGTATTTCACAGCATGGGTCATCTGCCTTTAAGGTAGAAGAAATTTTTTCTGCTCTTTGTAAGCAGGGGCTTGATTGGGCGGAAAAAACGTTTATCGAGATGATCCAACCATCGTTAAATAGGACGAAAGGTGGGTCTGGAAGCGTCAGAAAGTTGACTGCACAAGAGTGCGCACAACGGTCGTTGGCTGCACAGAAAAGATGGGCCGATCCTGTCTGGAAAGCTAAAACTGTAGAGAGCCTTAAAAATGCTGTGCGGCCTCAAGTGCCACGTGAAGTTCTGCGTCAACGTGGAGTAGCGGCGTGTGCAAAGCGATGGGCGGGGCATGTTAAAAAAGTCAAGCCATTTGTTGGGGCTGGCGCATTTACTGCGCAAACGTGGCAAAACCCAGAAATACGTGCGAAGCGGGTTCAGGGCATTATTAACGCCAATGCAAGACCAGAAGTTAAAGACAGAAAAATTGCCGCTTCTACAGGGCGCATTATGTCGGATAAAGCTGTACAAAAAATAGCACGGTCTAAGTGGAAGCCGGTATACTGTCCAGAACTACAAGTATCGTTCTTGAGTCAAAAATATGCGGCTGAGCACCTTGGGGCGCTACAGTCTTCTGTTTGTGCCGCAATCAAAACGAAAGGCAAGGTGAATAAGCAATTCACTTTGATGATGGTGGTTTAAATCAACTATCAAGAGCTTATCACTGCCGTTTCGGATTACTGCGAGAATACTTTCTCCGCTACTGACTTTGCCGACATGACGAAGTTGGCAGAGCAAAAAATCTACAACAGCGTTCAGTTGCCAGCACTTCGCAAGAACGTGACTGGTACGTTGACTTCGGGTAATCCATATCTGTCAGCGCCTACGGACTTCCTGTCGGTGTTTAGCTTGGCAGTGTTTAGCGGCTCAGGCCCATACACCTACCTGCTGAACAAGGATGTCAACTTCATCCGGGAAGCGTATCCCACACCATCATCTACGGGAACTCCCAAGTATTACGCCATCTTCGGGCCAACCAGTAATGACCCCAATGAGTTGACGCTGATGCTGGGGCCAACGCCTAGCGCAGCATTGTCCGCTGAGTTGCATTACTTCTATTACCCGCAAAGCATTGTTACTGCCGGGACTTCTTGGCTTGGCGACAACTTTGATTCCGCCCTGTTTAATGCTGTGATGGTCGAGGCCGCACGGTTTATGAAGGCAGAGCAAGATATTGTTACCATGTACAATGAGCAGTACCAGCAGTCACTTACCCTGCTCAAGAACTTGGGTGATGGTAAACAGCGTCAAGATGCATACCGTAGCGGACAGCTACGCACCAAGGTAATTTAATATGGCTATCTCTCAAGCAATGTGCACCAGCTTCAAGGCTGAGATTCTGGGCGGTGTTCAGGATTTGGACACGGACGTTATCAAGATAGCCTTGTACACCAGCGCAGCGACGTTGAGCGCGGCGACTACTGTGTACTCCACAACGGATGAAGTGGTTGGTGTTGGCTACACGGCTGGTGGTAACACGTTGTCCAGCCCGACCATCACCACTTCGGGCACCACTGCTTACGTGGACTTTGCTGATACATCTTGGACTACGGCCACGATCACGGCTCGCGGCGCATTGATTTACAACAGCAGCAAGGCAGATCGAGCTATTGCGGTGCTGGACTTTGGTTCCGACAAGACCTCAACCGCTGGTACGTTTACCGTCCAGATGCCCGCAAACAACGCTACGGATGCACTCATCCGCATTGCGTAAGGAGTAAGAAATGGCAAACGCACTTTACCCGCTCTGGAAAGAGCAACTGCTTCAGTTCACCGCAAACAACAACCTGTCTGCTGGCACGGTCAAGGTCGCTCTGATTGACACCGGCACCTACACCTACTCGGCTGCTCACCAATTCTGGTCGAGTGCATCTGCCGCTTCGGTTGGTACGCCACAGACCATCGGCACCAAGACGTTCACCAACGGGGTCTTTGACGGCGCTAACGTGACGTTCACTGCTGTGACGGGCGCGTCAGTCGAAGCCTTGGTGATCTATATTGATACCGGCACGGCGGGTACTAGCCCACTGGTTGCCTATATTGATACCTCGGTTACGGGCTTGCCGGTCACGCCAAACGGCGGCGACATCACGATCACCTTCAACGCCAGCGGTATCTTTGCCCTGTAAAGAAGTACA